CAGGTGCTGGTGCAATAGCAAATCCAAAAAGTTCTGGAGCAGGAAGTATAGATCTTGATAATCAAGCGTTTACAATTATGGTCGGTGGTAATCATCCAAGTGGTGGAAGATCAGACAATACTGCTAAAACCTTTAGAATGTCAATGGTTCATTATGCTCTTGCTGAAGAACCAATTAATATATTACAGGGGTATTGTGATAGTTCAGATAATAATCTTTATATTGGAGGAGGCACAGGATCAGCAAATTCTGTAACTCAAGTTAGAGTTTACACTGGTGCAAATAATACAACAACTGGAGGAACTGAAAAACTACGCATCACATCAGGTGGAAATGTATATATTGGACAAACATCTGGTTCTGAACAGTTAGGAGTAGATGGTGGAAGCAATGCTCAAACTTTTAGTACGAATAGCACTAACAGTAACGGAAATATGTTACAGGTTAAGTGTAGTGGTACCACAAAATTATTTTTAGGAAGTGCTGGAAGTTTTGTCACTGGTAATACAGGCACAACTAATCAAGGTATCAGAGCAGAAGGAGATTTATTATTTGCTGCTGGTGGTCACACTGAAAGACTTCGCATCACATCAGGTGGTAAATTATTAGTTAAAGGAACAAGTGCAGTTGGTAATGGAACAGGACTAGAAGTAACATATGATGGTAGTTCTAATCATGGTAGGATTCTTGCTCAAGGTTTTACTGCGAGAGATAATTACGGAGCTGCTACAAATATAGGTAATGGAATGTACTCTCCTGCTGGAGATGCATTATCATTTTCAACTGCATCAACAGAAAGACTTCGCATTGAAAACGTCAACAGTGTTAGAGCGAGATTCAATTTTGGAGCACTTAATGGAGATTTTACAAATCCAGACATTGGTGGTGGAACTGCTGGTGTAGTTATTAATAAAAATACTGTAGGACAAATCTATGCTTGTACAGATAATGCAGATAATACAGCAGCGAATGATTATCAAACTGTTGTATTAAATGTTTCGAGAAGAAATACATCTGGAGACGGACCACACATAGCACTGGATAGAGGTGGGTGGATAAAAGCATCTCTTGCAGGACTTCAAGGTAGTAACACTGCGACCAGTGGTTCAGGATCATTTGCAATTTATACACATGATTACTCATCAGGTCAAAATGTAAGAACAGAAAGACTTCGCATCGCATCAAATGGTAATTTAATTTTAAATGCAACTACGGGAGGATCAGTTGCCTTACTGAAAGCTGGTGGTGGAAATACCGACCTTAGATTAGCATCAGTTGGAAGTGGTGGATTTTTAGATGTACAAACAAATGGTGTAAATAATAGAATAAAAGTTGATGCAAATGGTCATTTCTATACAAACTCAGAAAGAACAAGACTTACATATGGTGGTGCAACTGCTTGTTCGCTTCGTTGGAATATCACCTCTGGAAAAAATTTAACACAAAATAATGCAAACAGAGATAACTATGGAAAATTAAATATTCAAGCTGGTCGTGCGAATAGCACTACAGTTAATGATGATTGTACAGCGATAAGAATTACACCAGCAGAAGATAGATCAACTGCAACAAGTACAAAGTCTTGTGGTATTGGTTTTCAACATCTTAATGCTGACACTTGGCCACAGTATTCTGGAAACCAAGTTTGGATGGGATTGTCAATACATGATACGCCAGGACAAGAAAGGGATAAATTTGAAATCCATATGAATTCTGGCACTGCATTAGGTTCTCAACCCAATAAACTTGCAATGCGTCTCCATCCAGATGGTGAGATGACAAGACCAAATCTACCAATGTTTTTGGGAATGGGTGCAAATGGAGGTTTTCCAGGTAGTACATGGTATAATGTTAGACCTGCATCTATCGCATTTGATACTTCTGGTGGTCATATCACTAGTGGAACATATGACGGTGGGTATGAAGTACCAGTGGACGGAACATATATGTGTATTATGAATGGTCTTGTATATGTTCTTGGAGAGAACCAATTTGCACAATCTAGATGGCATAAAAATGGAAGTCAGTATGGACAGGTAATACAATTCAATGGTAATACTGGTAATCATACCAATCATTGTCATACTGTATTAATGGAGTGTTCTGCTGGTGATAAAATAAATCAACAGATTTGGACTAACAGTGGTGGTGCCTATAGTAGTCAGTGGCATTTCATAGTTTATCTGGTTGGATAAATAATTAAAACTTTTCAGAATATGATACACACAAGTTACACAGTTGGAATAACTACAGGTGAATATAAAGCTCTTCAAACAGTGATGGTTGATCAACACGCATGGATTGAGACATCTCTTAAAGTTCGTGCATCAAAGGCAATAAAAGAGGTTACGACAAAATATACCCAATTTAAAATTGACAGAGGAGAAGCTATAACTGCAATCGGAAGCACTGCTATAATAGAAGCAGCAATCGCAGAGGGTATTGTTGGTATCGCAACATAAATAATCAAAAAGTAATATGGCAATAACCATAAGTGGCGAAAATAACAATGACAAGATATTGGCATCTGATGGTGTCATAGATCAGTTATCTGGATTTAGTCTCGTAGGTGTTATAACTGCAACATCTTTCACTGGTGATGTCACTGGTAATTTGACAGGAAATGTAACAGGTAATATAAACAATTCAACTTTATTACTCCAAACTGGAGGAACAGAGAGAGTTCGCATCGACTCAAGTGGTCGTGTATTAATTGGAACCACTACAGAAGGAGTACATACTGCAGATGATTTAACCATTGCAGCCGCAAACGGTGTTACTGGTATAACACTTCGTAGTGGAACAGGCAATGCTGGTAATCTCTACTTTTCTGATGGAACATCAGGTGATGCTGAATATAGGGGATATTTACAATATTATCACGCTGATGATAGTATGAGAGTAGGTACTGCAGCAAATGAAAGAGTCCGCATCACATCAGGTGGACAAATTGGTATCGGAATTAATAATCCTGAAAGATTAATACATTTATCTTCTTCTAATACAATTATTGCTTTAACTGATACTGTTGCTAGTACAGATCAAAAGACAAAATATATCTTATCTGATGCAGGTGTTTTTGCGGTTGGAAAACTTAGTGATGATTACAATACAGCAGTAGAACATTTCCGTATTGATAATAATGGTAATATGGGTTTGAACACAACCTCGTTAGTGGGTAACGCTTCAAACATATATTTAACAGTTAATGGTAGTACTACAGGTGGAATTGCATTAAAGGCAAATGGAACAACTCAAGGATATTTGCAAGGAACTAATAGTTTAGTAAGACTTTCTTCTGATGGTACTAAACCAATAGTATTTGATACCAATGGTAGTGAGAGACTTCGCATCACATCAAATGGTAAAGTCGGAGTAGGTATAGATCCAACAAATTATCCAGGTAAGTTTGTGGTAAGTGGTGATGCATTAATATGTGATAGAGATATACATTCAAGAGTTGCAAATAGTGTTGCCAATTCTGATAGAGGATTTAAGCAAGATATAGATGGCACTGAAAAATTACATTTATATGCTGATAATAGTAGTGATGTAATACTTGAAAATAATGGTGGCAATGAAAGACTTCGCATCGACGCAGATGGTCGATTGATACAAAGATATAGTGCTGCACCATATGTCAATAGAGCAGCAACATTCCAATCTCCTGCTGGACAGGGACAAACATATGTTGCAATTGTAAACACAGAAACAAACGGTTCCTGTGGAATATTATTTGGTGATCATGCTGGTCAAAATGTTGGTAACTATGATGGTTATATTAACTATAGTCATCAATACCAACATATGTCATTTATGGTTGGTAGTGGTACAGAAAGACTTCGCATCTTCTCAAATGGTGATATTTCTTGTGGAGGAGCAGCAGATAATAATATCTACAATGACACAAGTGGTGGTGGAATAAACTTTAAAAATGGTGGTCAATTAGTCATCGCAAGACAAGCATCTAGTGGTGCTGATCCATTGGTCTGGTTAAACGATACAGGACAGACTACAAACAAATTTTTATTATTTGCACAAGATGGAACAGAGAAAGCATCTATCGGACTTGCTGGTAATGATTTAAGATTTGCAAGAGATGGATATAATGAAACACTTCGCATCACATCAGCAGGAATAATTCAATGTGGAACATCTGGTGTATTAAAAGCAGAGATAAACAATGCTGTCAGTGGACATCAATTTATATCACAGTGTGATGATAATGAAGATGGATTTCAAGTATATAATCAACACGGTTCGACTGCAACAAGATATACTTTTGCTTGCTACGACAATAGAAGTGGTAGTAAGGGTCGTTCATTTGGTGTCAGAGGTGATGGAAAATCTATATTTTATGGTGATGTTTTACCCAGTGGTGATGCTACACATGATTTAGGTAGCGACTCTTATACTTGGGATAAGTTTTATTATAAAAATGCATATCCAGAGCAATCAACAGAATACCGTATCACATCTGGAAATTATACAAATGCACAATGGCATGATACAGCTTTCGGAAGAGATAATATGGGTGGACTAGATTTAAATGGAGTTTATATTGTAACTGCTTATGCTGATTTATATAATGCAATGGGTGGTAATTATCAATGTAATTATACGTGGATAGTTGGTATGAGAAACCAATATACAAACCAAACACTTGTGAATACTTGCCCACTTTTGAGTGTAACTGGTCACTCAACAAATAATTATGGTGCTAGTGGTGCTACTGTAGGTGATGGAATACGATTAGGTACAAGCAGAATACCTGCAAGCTCTGGTGGTGAAGAACAAATTGTATGGAGACCTGCAGCTTCGACTAGTGCAATAAATAATACTGCTGGCAGAACTTTAGTGTTTAGATGTCAGAGAATAGGACGTTCTAGTTTAGGTTAAAATAATGGCATTTCAACAAGATCCAATAACACCAGAGCAGGATAGAGCAAATTTCATTGCTAACTGGAAATATGAGGTAAGAAATAAGAGGAATGCTTTGATTGCTGAAACTGATTTTATACATCTACCCGATGTTACCGTTTCAGACTCTTATAAAGCAGCATTATTAACTTATCGTCAACAGTTAAGAGATGTGCCAGCACAAGTTGATACTTATCTAGCACAATTTACAGATATGAAAGTATTAGGTAGACAACACTGGGATGGTTTAGATTGGCCAACTAAACCCAGTCCATAAATAATCAAAAAGTAATATAGACAAATCCTTACAAAATGATATAATAAGAAATCATTAAGATTATAAATCATTATTTAAGGTACATATGAACTTTACGATCTATTCCAAGGATGGATGTCCATATTGCGAAAAAATAAAAGAAGTTTTAGACTTGACAAAATTAAGTTACGTGGTGTATAATTTAGATGAGCACTTTGACAAAAACTCCTTCTATGAAGAGTTTGGAAATGGTTCTACCTTTCCACAAGTCTCAGTCGATGGTAAAAAACTAGGGGGATGTGTTGACACAATCGAATACCTCAAAGAAAATAAAATCGTCTAGTGACGATATAAATAAATCGACCTACCACATTGATCGTGGTTTTGAGTTAATACTCTCTGGAGGTAAAAAAAAGAGACCTAAATCATTTCGTATTGGGTTGGATAAAGTTATCTCATTTTTCACAAAGAAGATAACGATCCACTTTGATTTTTTTATTGACATACAAAAATAACGGGGGTGTTATGTTAGCTGTAACTTTGGTATTCGGTTCCTTTCTATTAATTGGTTTCTTAATTATAGGAGTCATAGGAGGTTGGGTCGCCAGAGAATACTTGATGAATTATCAGGAGATACCAAGACCACATCCTGAGATGTTCGACCAAAATGGGAACCTTGTTCCAGATGAAATTGTAGCATTTAGATTTGAAAACAATTATGACAACGACGAAGAAGACGACGACTAAAAAAGCAACAGTGAAAACTGTTAAAACAAAATCAACACCGATACCTAACTTACCAACAAATCCATTTGCATTTGAGGTTCTTGATGTTGCTTCTAAACAAAGAAGTAAAGCTAAAAAGGTTGAGGTGTTGCAGAAATACAAGCATCCATCACTTGTTACGATATTTGTATGGAATTTTGATACCTCGATAATCACATTATTGCCAGAAGGAGAAGTTCCCTATGGTACTAATAAAGAAGATCAAAATGCGACAGGATCTTTAACTGGTAAAATAAACGATGCTGTTGGAAAAATGGCAGAAATGGGATCTAATTCATTGGGATCTCAAGATCAAGGTAAAGCATCAATTCGTGCAGAATATAAAAAGTTTTATAATTTCTGTAAAGGTGGTAATCCAGGATTAAGTAGTCTTCGTAGAGAGACAATGTTTATTAATATTCTTGAAGGACTACATCCATTAGAAGCTGAACTTTTATGTCTAGTTAAAGATAAAAAATTAGAAGATAAGTATAAAATAACTAAAGAAATTATATCTACAGCATATCCAGAAATTATATGGGGTGATAGATCATGAGTGAACCAGTTTTAACAGAGACAAAGACTGAAGAGAAAAAAATTATATGGAGTAAAAAAGAAAAAGATGCATCAAAAGATATGTATGGGTGTGAAATCGTGGTTGAGAATGGATCTAAACAAGATATTCAAACTAGAGAGGCACCAACAGATTGTTTGATTGTTACATATGAATTTGATGGTGAGGTGCATCAAGATTTAACTAGAGGTACAAGAGTTTCAATCTTTGATATGTATTATGATAAGTTTAAGAAAGGATTGAAGAAGATTGACTATGGTTATGGTACAATTAAACCAAACCTCTGGGGATATCAATCACAAGGACCCAAAAAGAAAAAGCGTAAGTAGTTACAAAAATAGTCGAAAAAAAATCCCGCCAAAATTTTGACCTGTAGGGATTTTGTATCAGTTGTTACATTCTTACTTGACTATATAGTATGAATGTGTTATTATTAACACACGTTCATCCTGCAAAGGACGCAAGTAAGCCGACTCGGAACGGGTTCGTTCATCTCCTACGGGAGACGCAAAAGCCGACTGAAGGAACGGATGTAAAAAATCCAACTACTTTAGGAGAAACCAAATGGCACAAGTCACATATCGTGGTGTCGCTTATGACACTAATGACAAAAAAAAGTCTGTTAAGTCAGCATCACATCTAACTTACAGAGGAATAAAGCACAATAACGAAGCAGTTAGTGCTTAATTACAAGGAGGGTTGCAACCCTCCTTTTTTTATGTTATAATTAGACGAAAGAGTAGTTTTATGGATCGAGAAAAACTTAAACTATTAGTTCGTCAACTAGAATTATCTGTAGATGCAATAAAAGCAGAGATTTATTCTGACGTAGACTCATATAAAAATTCACCTGCTTTTAAACAAGTAAGTGATTATGATGAACTTCACGATGATGATGATGGCTACCCAGACTAGAGCAAAAAGATTAGTTAAATTATTAGAAAGACTTCTGAAAAAAAGAGAACTTTTTGATGATGATAAATTAAAACTAATTAAAGAACAATTAAAAGTTGCCAAAGATGAACTGGCAAGAATTGAAGAACAAACATCGAAAGGTTTTAAATGAAAGTAAGTTTCGTTAACATAACTGCTGATCCAGAGCAGACAATGGCATATATTGCTAGAGTGTCAAATCCTAGTAATCAAAATAATGAAAATTATGCGGGATTATTAAGATATTGCATCAAACATCAGCATTGGTCTGTTTTTGAGCAATCATCAATGACACTTGAAATAGAGACAACTCGTGGTTTAGCAGCACAAGTGCTTCGACACCGTAGTTTTACATTCCAAGAGTTTTCTCAAAGATATGCAGATAGCAATTTATTAGGAAAAATTGATTTACCCGATTTAAGAAGACAAGATACTAAAAATCGTCAAAATTCAATTGATAACTTAGATTCAGAAATTGTTGAAAAACTGAATAAACAGATGACTACTTTATTTGAGTCATCTTTGGCATTATATAATCAAATGCTTGAATTAGGAGTTGCAAAAGAGTGTGCACGATTTGTATT